GAATCTTTGCTATTATCACAAACACCGTTATCCGGTTGCAAGAATTTTTATGGGAACAGAGGCTGGATATCAAAAATTTTGTGATATATTTCACCCTTTATACGTTTCTAATTATTATGACGAAGAACAAGAAAAATCTCACATATTAAGGCAGCGTACATGCGTACTTGAAAACGGAAAAGATTATGGTGGGAATATGGCTATTAACGTACTTGACGATGTTGCAGATAATCCCCAAATTTTCAAAACAAAACTCATGAAAGGTATATTTAAGCTTGGTAGTCAACATTGGAATCAACTTTTTATGCTGGGTTCACAATATGCTATAGATATGCCACCCGATGTTCGTAAAGCTACCTCATATGTAGCAATTTTTCGAGAACCTGAAGAAATTGAAAGGAAAAAGTTATACGCGAATTTTGGAGGACTAGCCGGTAGTTACAATAATTTTTGCGATTTGATGGATCAGCTCACGGGCGATTATACATGCTTAGTTTTTAAGAAAAGAAGTCAATCCAATGAAATAGAAGATTGTATTTTTTGGTATAAAACTAGTGTACTCAAACCTTGGAAATTTGGATGTAAAGAATATCGGTCATGGGCCAAAGATCGTTATGATACAAATTATGTTGAGAAAATTGTGATGTAAGAAAACATCAGATATTTTTGGTTATTTTTCACTAAAGAGTGAAAAATAAGTTTTTGTAAAGTTGCCTCAAAAATTAAGGCCAATTTTCAAAGGGGTTAAAAACTTTTTCTAAACGACCACCTACCACCTAGTGGAATCCAATATTTCAGTTACAGAAACAGAAGCCGGTCAACCCTCTGTTTTCAAATAAAAGAAACGCTATTTTTTCCTTCCAACGTATCTATTTTTTTGTTTAAATACCATACAGCTTTTTTAAGATCTTCAATTTCATTATTTTTGTGCTCGGCTCTCATAATATATTTAATGGCATTACCTGCGCAAAAATCCATATGTTCAACTATATCTATAACTTCTAATCCTTTTGGATGCATATTATAATGTTTAGGATGATCTACTGTTTCAACTAAATCCATCTTAATTTATAAGAATTCTTTTTTTTAACAAAGTTAATTTAAACTCGAAAAAATGAATTATCATTTAAAAAATGATAGTCACTTTAGTGACGGTTTGATAGAAAATTATGTCTCATAAGAAAAATCATACTAAAACATTGCCTTTGACAAAAAAAACATTGCCTTTGACAAAAAAGGATGTCGAAACAGATAAAAATGTGATAAAGCGGTCTAAGAGTATTCATTTATCAAAAAATTTGACACTGGATGATAAATTATGGGAAGTAAGCGAGTCTTTTATTGATCAATACGGATTAGTGTCTATGCATTTGGATAGTTTCAATTGTGCTATTGAAGAAATGATCCCTAAGATAGTCGAAGAAAAAGGAAAAATATCATTGGTGCGCAATGGGCAAACTCACAAAGTAGACTTTACAAATATGGTATTCACATCTCCAGTTCACAAAAACGATTCTGGCTTGGTGACCGAATCAAATCCAAAAATGTGCATGGATTTATCCATAAGTTATTCTTCGGGTATATATCTTGATATAATTTACAAAGGTCCGAATAATCAATATAATAAGTATGAAAAAAAGTATATTGGCGATATATACGTCCCCGTATATTCTAATCTTTGTAATTTGAGCAAAATAAAAGGCGATAAGTACCAACTAGCAGCTCTGGAAGAGGATATAAATGATCTAGGAGGTTATTATATCCTTAAAGGTTCACAAAAAGTGATTGTTCCTCAAGTGAGACCTTCGCATAATAATATACACATATATACAGGGAAAGCGGTGTCCACAAACAGTAAACCAAAATTCTCAAAGTATACAGAAACCCGGTGCGGCGGTTTAACTTCCCATATAACAACCGTTCAAGTTGGTATATGCATAAAGTCGGGACTTGTTAGTGTTTCTATACCTTATATAGATTCTTGTTCTATACCTCTAGGCATTCTATTTTGCGCTTTGGGTTTAAAAAACTCTAAAGAGATATCATCTTTTGTTTTTGAGAAAAAATGGTACATAGAACCTCCAACTCCTAAACATAAAATCGCTATACTTGTACTTGTAAAGTCTTTAGAACAATCTTGGTCTATTTTGAATGACAAAAATCAACAAAGGGTTGCTTTGCATTATATAGGGACTCGTAGTAAAAAAGGTACAAATAAACCGCATAATCAAACCTTGTCTCAGAAAGATTTAGAAATTGAATACGAACAAATAGTGACTTTAGCCAAAATGTTGTTATCAATCGAGTTTTTACCACATATCGGAACGGGGGAAAATTATAACATTGAAAAATGTATATTTTTGGGCTACATGGTAAGGAAACTTTTACTTTGTCATGTAGGTATTTTGCCCGTAAGTGACAGAGATCATACCGCCAACAAAAGAATACACACTTCGGGAATGATTATGGCGGCGCATTTTTATAAGGCTTTTTGCCAGCTAACAGGAAAAATTGTCAGTTGTATAGACGGAGATATTAAAAAAAATAAACCTGTGAATATTTCTTCTTATATAACTCAGCCTCATATAATAACTACTTCTTTTACATCAGCTTTGATGGCCAACAAATGGAATACAGGACCCGTTCAAGGTATATCGCAGACCATCGATAATTTTAATTTCGTTTCAACTTTATCTTTTCTCAGAAAATTTATCATTCCCATGGCTAATGACGGAGGAAAAATAGAACCTCCGAGACATTTACATGGCTCTCAGTGGGGAACTTCTTGTGTTACAGGTGACACTTTAATCACACTAGCCGACTCGTCTCTCGTCGAAATGAAAGAATTAGACAATAGAGCTGTGATGTCTGTGAACCCTGTCACACTAAAAAACGAGCCCACCAACATTTTTAATAATATAGTGATTTCAGACAGTGAACTTTTACTCATTGAAGACGACGAAGGTAAAACTATAAAATGTACAAAAGACCACCCGTTTTTAGTTTATGAAAAAGGTGTACACCGATTTGTTCCAGCTGAGAATTTAAGAGTGGGTTACAACTTAACATGCATGGATAGTGGTAACAATTTATATGGCCATATAAATTTTCGAAAAGATTACAATCGAATAATAATCGGAGAACAAGTATATATTACAAAAATTATTAATATAGTCAAACTAGGCTTCAAAGATACAGTTTACGACTTCACCACCGTATCAAAAAATCATACGTTCATTTCTAACGGTTTTATAACTCATAATTGTCCATACGAGACGCCTGAAGGTAAAAAAGTCGGGTTAGTACAAATATTGCCAACGTGTGCAATCGTGACTGTAGGTTGTGATCACCGACCTGTTATTGAATTTTTGAGAGATATGAATATTATAGGTATGAATGAACTCGTTGGAAAAAAAGAGGGAGACTTGTATGATATGAATAATTTTCTTTCAAACACCCGCATTTTCGTTAATGGTATACCGCAAGGTTGTACCAAATTCCCGGAAGAGGTTGTTAGTACTCTTATAGGATTGAGAAGAAAATGTAATTTAAATCCTTTCATATCCATAGCTCATGATCATATAGATAAAGAAATTAGGATATCTACAGACGCTGGTAGATCTTGTAGAGGTTTGGTCACGCTAAAAAACGGTGAAATTTCTATTCCTGAACAATTACTTGATGAAATGAGACAAAATAGATTAGGGCATCATTCAGCTAACCTAAAATTTACTTCAGAAAAGTCTGTGTGGATGTATTTATTGGAGAATGGGTACGTTGAAATAATAGACAAGGACGAAGAAGAAAATCTAAATGTGGCTATTTACCCAAGCGATTTGGCATCTATGCCAATATCTACCAGAATCCAGTATACTCATTGTGAAATGACACCAGATATGATTGAAGGTATTGGTGCTAATACTAGTCCTAAAAATGATTGTAATCAAGCCCCGCGTAACATTTATCAGGCCGCTATGGCGAAGCAAGCTATAGGATCACCCGGACTTAACCATTTGTTTCACCGCAAAAGTAAGTGGCATTCTTTAGTTTACCCTCAAAAACCTATAATAAATACTCGAATAGCAAGAAAAGTTGGTTTAGATAATGTACCTATGGGTCAGAACGCTACTGTCCTTGTTATGCCTTGGTATGGTTATAATCAAGAAGATTCCCTTGTGATTAATAAAAACGCGGTAGAAAGAGGTTTTATGTGTTCTTATGCATACGTAGCACATGAAGCCGTAATCAAAAATTTGGAATTACCAGGATCTGTAAAATTCGAAACTTTTGAAATCCCAAAAAAAGAAGAGTGTAACGATTACAGAGGTAACCCTTCAAAGCTTATCAAAAAAGATCAATGGTGTTATGTACCGGAAGGTATTGAAGTAGAAAAAGGGGATATACTTATAGGCATGACAATAAAACACGCCGCAAACGCTAGATATGTTAATTCTTCCATATATACGAAAAATAAAACCAATATAAGCATAATATACGATCAAAAATGGCCCGCTGTAGTTCATTCTGTTTTATGTGGCAAAAACGGGGATGGGTATATGTGCATCAAAATAGTAACTAGACAATATAGGAAGCCCGTACGTGGCGATAAATTTGCAGCTCGGCATGGTCAAAAGGGTACAGTTGGAGAATTATTAGATTCGAGAGATATGCCTTTTTTAACAAGACTTGGTTATACTCCTAATATATTACTCAACCCGTTAGCTTTTCCTAGTCGGATGACCATCGGGGCGTTAATAGAAGCCGTTATGGGAATATCATTATCTGCGAGCGCTCTTAAATGCCCAGAGTATCACATGCCCTTGTGTCTTGATGGAAAATCTGATAATGATGCTTTATGTATTACAAAAGATTTGGGAAAAAAAGATTATAAATATCCCGATGGATTTGATCCTTATGAAGATTACAAAATGTGTTTGGACGGAGACGCTTCTCCTTTCGTAAAAAGTTTTGACCGTGATTATGTGTTGGAATGTATTAAAAAATTGGGAGTACCAGGGTTTTGCGAAGAAGAAGTGATGAATCCGCAAACTGGAAAGAAACTTAAAGTTTTAATTTTTAGCGGAGTCGTTTATTATCAAAGACTTAGACACATGGTTGTTGATAAAATACACGCAAGAAGCACTGGTAGTCATCATGGCCTCCATAGGCAACCAACAGAAGGTCGTAAGAAGAAAGGAGGGTTTAGAATCGGTCACATGGAGCGCGATAATTTAAGCGGAGATTCTCGAATATTTCTTCGGGAAGGTTTTTCGGTCCGTATCGCGACCCTTGGAAAAAAGTTCGAAAATGTTTGGGGATGGAATGCTGAAAATGATGGACTTGAAAAGTCGAAGCAAGTTAATTTTGGTATAGGAAAATCTCGTACCGTTTATGCAATGACTTTGCAAGACGGGAGAGTAATAAAAGGTTCTAGAAATCATCCTTTTTACACCGAAGACAACACTTATTCTGATATGAAAGATTTAGTTGTTAATAAAGACAGACTAGCTTGTTCTATTTTAGGTCCGCTAGTAGATTTTGAAGAAGATATGATTCTTTGTAAAAATTGGACATGGGACGATAAATTCTTTCAATCTATACATGAAAAAAAAATATCACTAAGTGGTTATGAAGTTTTCAGAAAAAGTTTACGATTAGCAAGATTAATGGGGTTGGTTTCTACTGACGGTTTAGTTTCTTCCGATAAAGATAGCGTATTAGTATTTCCTGACCATTTAATAGACTTAAGATCCGTGGTTGACGATATATACGATTTAACAGGCTTAAAACCTAAGGCTAAGAGTATAGAAAAAGTTCGTTATTCCGTTGAAATTCCTTTAGAGCTCTCTAAGGCTGTGAAAAAAATGGGTGTCATATCGGGAAAAAGAGTAAAACAAGAATCGTATTTTCCAACTTTTATTAATGAAAACACTCCTTTGCCTATACTAAGGGAATTTTTAGGAGGTTTATTTGGAGGTGATGGTCATACAGTTTGCATTTCTATTCACCGAGAAAAACGCGACCTTATGAAATCAGTATCTTTTTCTTGGACTAGAGATGTGGAAAATTTAGAATCTCTGCAAAAAAATATGGAGTTTCTTCAAAAGTTGTTGTTAAGATTTGAAATAGAATCCTCGATACACGCTCCAAAACAAACTACTGCTTCAAAAAAATCCTATGATCGATACATGCACAAAGAAATACCACTTGTCATACCTTTACACTGTCTCGTAAAATTCTCAGAAAAAATAGGATTCCGTTATTGTGAGCACAAATCTTTGAGACTTAGTGCTGGTGTAAGCTACCGCATGTTTAGAGAAGGGGTGTTGAGACAAAGGTTATGGATATGCGAAAAAGTTGACGAACTCGTAAATTATAGAGAAAAGAAAAATGTAAACCCCAAATGTATTGTCCTAACAAAAAAAGCTATAGAAACAGCTGTGGAAGAATTAAAATCTACTGAAGTAATTTTACATGATAAATCAATACCAACTGGTAAAATAGTTGGAAGAATTCTCACCGAAAAAAATAACAATGAGCTACGTTGTGAAGGATTTCCTACTATAGATGAATATTTAACGGATACAAGGGCTATAGATTTTTTTGATGATTGCGAAAATACAAGTGCTAAATGCTGTATACCAAAAGAAAGCAAATTTGTACCCGCTTATTATTTACGAGTGATTGATATTAGAAAAACTGACCAAGAAGAAGATATGTACGATATTACAGTAGAAGGTAATGAATCTTACGTCGCTAATGGAATCGTTTCTCATAATTGTATGCTAGCGCAAGGTATACCAGAGATGGTCCAAGATAGATTACTTTACCAATCCGATGTTTATAAAATGCCAGTATGTCAAGTATGCGGTCTAGCAGCTATAGATGACGGTAAAAATGTATATTGTAGGTTGTGTCAAACTTCTAAAATTGTCACCGTACAGTTACCCTTCGGAACTAAATTATTTTCGCAAGAATTTTCAGTGTTGAATCTTGTGCCTAGGATGATCACTTTACCTGAACCAAAGTAAATTACACCATAAATAAATTATTTTAGACTTCATGTCTAAAATAAATATTATAATTTTATTAGAATTTCAGTCCACAACAATGATAAATTTCTGAATCAATAGTTTGGAGCGAATTTTTAAAAGCTTCAATGTAAGAAAGGTATATATCAAGATCTTCTTGATGTTTACCATCAAATAATATTACAAGATTTGAGTCCACGTGACCGGATAATGTGCTATCATTTATGTCTAAGAGAGATTTAATCAATAGTTTTAAGTCAGCGTAAATATTACAATAATGATTATCTGCCAATTGTATAGGATCGATCGACGATACTTTATAAAGTAAACTATAAAGGATTTCAACTAAAGGATCTTTACTAAGTGTTCCAAATTTTTTCGCAAAATTAATAAAAAATGTCGTCATCAAGTTAGTTAATTTTAATAGTTGCCCTTTTATGGCAACATAATTTAAAAAACATGGGTACACGGGAGGAGTCGGAGTTGGTTTGTTTTTAAGTATAAAGTAAATTAATGCGCATGCTAAAACGACAATAATTAAAATAGTAGAGTTGTCCATTT